GCCTCATTAAAACTATAAATAACATTCTTCCATTCATCAAAGGTTAATTTGATTTCAGAATGTTTCTTACAGAAGTTTTTGTAGTTGTCTTTGCTTGCAGATCTCCATTCTATCTTTGTCCTCATTATCTATTATTTGGTACATTTGGTGCTTGACCATCCAGACCATCTGCTGTAAGATCAGTTTTTGTAGCAAAATAAGTTGACATTAATTTTTTAGTTGCAAGTTCTAACACTTGTGTTTGTAAATATCCAGGAAGACCATAAGGTTTATCCAAAGGATTCATACAATAGTCTTCAGTTACAATGTTCTCACCACAACAGCATTCAGGATAGAGAAGATCATTTGGAACATCCTCTTCAAACAAAGCAGATATTCTTATTGCTTTAAGAAGAGGATTACTTATATATAGATAACCTTCCATTATCCAATAATAAGACTCATTCTTTATAATAGGAAGTTTAAGAAGATTTACATATCTATTGATTGTAATCTCCTTAAGTTTCTTTCCTTGACCACTCATTGCGTTTATAGAATAAACACCCTGGATAATATATTGGTAGTTTCCCTCAGCTATGCGTGGAAGTTTAAATCTACTTCTAGCTATAGTGCAAGGATCTACGTAATCACAACAGTCTGAAATAGGCACCTCAATCATTTCAAGACATGGTAGTGTTGTAAAAAGAGTGTCCGTTGCCCAGAGTTTTCTGAGGTTAGTTTCTCTTTTTATAAGAAGTAAGGCATCGTTTCTAATTTCAGAAGCAATCACCCTGTCAGTAATGAGAGAGTCAGTGGATAGCAATTTCTGCATACCACGTATATCTGAAACTAATTTTCTTAATGTTGACATTATAAATACTGTTTGAATATGTTTGTCATTCCTTTTTCAAAATCTATAAGGAATCCTGTAACTTCAGCTTTAGCACATGTATAACCATTCTTTTCATCCCAAGAACTCTTAGCATTAGAGAATGCTGGTATTTGATAGAACTTAATACCACCAAAGTCAAGACTCACCTCATGATGTTTATCACCTGTAAATATGTAGAAGTTCTCATGAGCTGACCATTTGTCTTTATATTCAATTGGAAATATACCAGCAAGTTTAGCTGGCTTCATAGCATCTCCATGATTGAACATCATTGCTGTCTCACCAAAACTTATATACTTTCTATATTTAGGAGAGCAATCAAATCTCACCCTTTCGTTGTTCTTAAAATATGCATCTAACCAAGTGATCATGTGCCATCCTACAAACTCATCGTGATTACCTGCTACATAAATAACATTCACATTTTTTGTTTTCTCTAGCAATAGAGATATCATCTCAATTTCATGCTCACATATTTTTTCAAAAGAGTCATGATAGGTGAGAATGTTTTGTTGTGGAGTTCCTTTAGTTGTAGTTCCTGTAAATTCACTATTGAACTCATCTGATCCAATGATGTAGTAAACCTCGTCTATATAGTTAGATAGATTTGCTTGATCAACGATAACATTCACTTTAGCTACAATATTATCAAATCTTTCAGTAATATTATTATTACCATCTATATCAAGCTTGTTTAAATGGGAGTCTTGTTTATTTATAACTAGACAACCAACAGCTTTACCAGAATACTTAGGACCATTAACATAAGTTGATGTTGGTAGATAGTCTTTTAGAAACTCAACAAATGAGTCTTGAAAGACTTGCTCAGTGGTCTTTTTGGCCATCCAAGCTTTAACCTGCCAATGAGGAGTTTTACCACTTCCCCAATAGTTCTGGACATATTTAGTTATTTCCCACTTCTCTGTATCAATCTTACATTTAACTATCAATTCATCTAGAGATCTAATCTCTTCTGCAGAATTGAAGATGATTTCTCCTGTACCCTTAGCAAGGTCTTCTTCATATTTAACAACTGCATCTTCAAGAGCATCAATGTAACTTGATGTTTCTGCTTCATTTCTAATTGAGTCTTGACTTCCTTTAATCTCTTTTAGCAACTCACTAACTTCTACTTCTGTAATTCCTAGTTTGTCTGCGTAAAACTTTTTACTTTTCTTCCAACTAAGCAGCTGCTGGAGCTGATTTAGTAAGTGTTGATTTTCAGCCATTTATGAAATAATTTAGTTAAATTGACGTAAAGGTATGAATTAATTTGATAACTCCCAAATTATTTTAATCTATTTAATTATATAGGTTAACTTATACAATTAAAAACCCCCACCCTAGAAAGGGCAGGGGATACCCTGTAAAACCAACAAAACAGGGTTTTTAATAATTTATAAAGGAACAGTAGTTGTGCTAGTTGTAGTGCTAGTAGAAGTACTAGTACTAGTGGATGTACTAGTGGTTGTAGTGGTTGTTAGACATGCTTGTACCAATTCACAGAACTGTGTGTTATATTCTGTATTTGTTTGAATAATTGCTAATACAACACTAGTCAAGGCTTCTGGACAAAGTAGGTCATTGATTTTATCAATAACGCAAGTGAGAGTGTCTTGAAAGTTAATACCTGTACATGGAAGGTTAGGTCCATTGTACAAAATAAGATCAGTATTTAACCCAAGACCATCAAGCCAACCATTGTTACATTTCTTTGGAAACACAACATTGGTTATAGAATAACAGGGCATACCAGGAACACAAGCCATTATATGTTAATTTAATTTATTAAGGAATGTACATGATGTAATAACAAGCAAGAACTGGTTGAATGTTACTATGTGATCCACCACCAGTATTAGCACTCACTGTAATAGCAGCACTAATTCCTGTTGTAGCACTTTGACATGCTTGAGTATTTGTAAAATAAAATCCTGTTTCTCCTTGATTTTTATCACCACCTGCAAATCTTACAATGTTATTATTATCATTAGTGTCACCTCCTGTAATTCCCCATATATCATGAGCATGTCCAGGATCAGTTATTGATGCTGTAGCTGGGTGTGTGTGACCAGGTAATTCTGCAGATGTAAGAGTTATAGTGTTATTTCCATTTGTACCATTTATTGTATATGTTGGATTACCAGGAGTAGCAGGATCCACTTCAGGATCATATGCTCCACCACCCATACCATTTGTAACACCTATAGGCACTCTACCTCTTTTATCAGGAGTACCATTTTGACCGTTACATAAATAAACCTTTTCCCATGCTCCAAATCCTATTCCTGTACCACCAAATCCATCAGCAACTGTAGGATAGTTATTTAAAGCACCATAGTATTCCAAAACTGTGTATGGAACCATCTTAGTATAGAAACTTGTTGAGCCTGATATACTATCTAAATAAGCTTGAATTAGTGTATTTAGATCAGCAAGCTTAACATAGTTTGTATCTACATCAAGAGCAAGTGCTGCTAAATCTACACCTAGTTCACAAAGTTTATTAATTGTAGCTTGAAGAATTTCATGTGTGCTTGAAGAACTTGTAACACCATCTAGACAATCTATAGTGTAATCACCATTAAGCTCAGCAAGGTCAGCAACAATAACATCAACTTGTCCTTGAAGATCACAAGCAGCTTTAACAAGAGCTTCAAAAAGCTCTACAGCTGTTGGTGGACTACATATAGGTACACATGTAGGTAGATATTGCGTAACAAGTTCACAATATGCTTCTGGGTCAATAGTGATGTCTATTCCTGTTCCATCAAGAAAAGACACTACAGCATTAATCAACGCTTCCTCAACAACAAAAAGACTGTCGTTAGTTTCTATTCCTAGTGCTTCACTAGGTAGTCCTGTATATCTTACACACTTATCAGAAGTGGTATCTACACAACCATTATAACAATTATTACAAGCCATTTTATAATTTATTTATGAATTAAAAGTTTTACTCTACTAGCTATTTGCTGCACTGAAAAGCAAGCAGCATAATCTGGGTTACATAGCTTATTTACCAAGATTCTTTTGTAATTCAAAAGATCCCCAATCACTAGATTGGGGAAGGGTAAGTTAAGCATATATACAATATTGTTATATTGATTGTTTGACAAGTCTGTTAATTTACAATCAATATCAGCAATCAATGCTTTTGGTGTTGTGCAGTCTAAGCAATTAACGAGCCTTGGGGATAGCATCTTTATTATTTTTAGTTTTATCTTCTATAGTTATCTTCTTTGCTTCTTTCTTTTTTTGACCATCGCAAGAATAACAAAGTCCATTTGTCAATTGACAACCACATCCTACATTAGCTTTACAATTTGAACAAACTGCCATATTATATAAAATTGTTAATGTAATTATTACCAGAGCAACCACAGCCACTCCTTATAAAATTATTAAGCATTCTATCTGCCTGTATGTAAAGTTTGTTTGCTGTGTCTATAGCACAGTTGTTAGCAGCAGCTATGGATCCTTGAATAAAATAATAGATGCTATTTAGTTCCACCTTCTGTTGTTGTCTGATAGAAAGATCACATTGCATCATGTCAAGTTTCATAAATGCTTCATCAAATTTCTCTTGTATCAAATCCACCCTCATTATTGTCTTGTTGACAAAATAAGTTGCAGCAGGAGTTATTGTATATGTCAAATAATACACACCATCTGGAAGAGGTTGTAAAGGAAATCCTACAGGACTAATTCCTAAACTAATTGAGTTATATACATTAAAATCATCTGGTGTGAAAGGAACAAGAACTGGATCAAATCCAGGAACAGTCACTGATAGTGTAGCACCTGATGCAGGCGCATCATATGTAGAATTATCAGCTACACCAAGAGTTTGAACGTTGTGAGTATCAATAACTATTATGTCTAATACAGTTGCCATGTTGTTAAAATAATTGTGCCTGAGGACTTGAGAATTTATCCTCTCTCACCCTCAGGCACAGGTTATATGATTTGCTTTCTTTTATTAACCAGCAGTAGTAGTAGTACTAGTTGTAGTGGTAGGAGCAGCAGTAGTAGTACTAGTTGTAGTGGTAGGAGCAGCAGTTGTGGTAGAGGTTGTAGATGTAGTACAAACACTCTGATTATCTGCAACACCTAATGCATTTTCAAGAGCACTATTTACAGCAACAGATAGAGCACCCTGAGGAGCAGCAATAATTACTGATGCATCTTCATATATGTAGTCACCCCACTGATAAGCTGATTTGTCATACTCATTAAACTTGATGTAATAAGTATCGTAGGTAGTGCCTACAGAAACCCAAGACTCAAAGTTTTCGTTATAACCAGCCATTCTGTAAAGATGCTTCAAGTAACCAGCTTGGTAGCTGTAGAAGTTCTTCTCAAGTTGTTGAATCTCAGCAGAAGTTCCAGAAGGATAAGATGAAGTTTGAACAACAACAGCTTCAGCTACAATGTTACAAGCATCAGCAACGATAAAGTCAGCTGTAGTTGCAGGTCCACTGTAAACGAAAGTTCTGAAGTACATTCTGTCATATTCCCAAGGGAATGCAGCAACGTCACATGGTTGTCCATAAGCAGTCAAAGCTTTTCCTGTAATTTCAAGAACACCAGGAGAAGGTTGATCAAATGTGTAGAAAGTGTTAAAGCTAATGTTATCAGGGTTGATACCAGGAGCTTGTTGTTCAAACTTAGCAATGATTTGGTCAACCAAAGCTTCGTAATCAACTTGCGTACATGGATCACTACCACAATCACAACATGGTGCGTTAACAGTGATACTACGAGTGAAACCATTGAAATACAATGTGTCAATGTAGCTAGAATGTGCACGAAGAGTGATAGTAATAATATCACCACAAGTTACATTCCAATCAGAAACTTCAGTAATCTGATTTAGTGGGGCAGGACAACCATAAACTTTATACCACTCAGTGATATTAGATTTACAATTTGCACCAGCTGCACAACCTGCGATCTTGTCAGAACGCTTAGATCCTTGAAGATAGGTGTTAACCCTACCTTGAGCAACATAAAAATAAGGAGAGGCACCACCTGCTACTTTTGTAGAAGGGGTTAGAGTAGCTTCGTAGTTGGAATCAAAGAAACCAACTTTGCCAGCTGTCAAGTCTTGCGTAGAACCACTATTGGCTATTGTAGAGCCAACAGGAACCACGAAGAGCGTAGTTAGAGAAAAATCTGCCATTTTGTTTTATTTTAAATTATAAAAAAATTTATTCGTTTGTCTGTATCCTATATTGGGCAGTTTGGACTGCAGACATATTTTCTGTGTACATTGCGAGGTTTTGAACTGTCAGATCTAGAAGTTCATCTTCGAGATAGGTTTCAAGTTCACAATTTTGATCGTATGATGGTAAGCCATCTAGCATTATATATCCCTCTTTATTAATATAAACAGGGTATCTAAAATACATTATGTTAATTGTCTTAGGAGTAAATGTCCCATCTGTGAATATTGATATTTCATCAGATGATATAAAGTTAAATGTTTCTTGGTATTCAAAAGATGGTTTGTAGTGAGTGTTGTTTAATATGAGTGATAAATCACCATGTTTAGCAAGATCTCTATTTATCCAAATCTTTCTATCTTTACATCTTCCTTTGTCAGCTATTACGTAGCTATCTACGTAAAACATGTATTTAGGTTCTAATGTATGAAGATTAGCTTTCCATTGATTTAATTCTACGTTCATTAACGAAAGGGTAAGAGGTTGATTATTATAAGTAATAACCAAGCTTTGTAGGTCTTCATAACGCTTTTTAAAAGCATCTTGACCATATCCATTCGCTACACTAAATCCATCAATCTTTTGTTTTATCAGCTTTATCTGAGCTTCATTTAAAGCTAAAATCTTATCTTCAAGTGCAATTTGCTGATGTTCATTAGTTGATAGTTTATTTAGTTTCTGATCTATTTTATATAATAAACTATCTACTGGTATCATACAGACGCTAATTTTTTACTTTTCAATTTACCTTCTAGTGTCAGTAGATCATCTTGGTGATCTTCGTCAGCTAAGAATTTAACCAAAGCTTCGTCATCCACTGCAATTTCATACTCACCTTCAAACACTCTTCCATTAGGTTTAACTCTATATATAGAATGTGCAATTGCTTGTTTAACAAGATCTTTAATATGGAGTAAGTTTTCTTTCATATCAGCAAAGCGATTAAACACTTCCACTGTAGAAAGTCCTTGGAATTTACCTGTTTTGAATTCTGTCTCTTTAATGACATTATCAACAAGGTTGTAAACCACTTCTTCTTTAGTGTTATCTGTAACAGGCAATCCTAAAAGTCTTGCCACTTTTCTCTTCTTCTCAGGAGTCATACCATCAAACTTACTAATAGCTTTGTTGATAATTTGTTTCTTCTTGAAAAGAATAGCACTTTCAATTTCATCATCTACAACATAAAACTGTGTGTCAGCAGCATATTCACCACGTTCCCAAGCTTGATAAGAGCTTGCAATTGTTGGATGAACACGTAACCATGAGAAAGCTATTTCTTGCATGGAGTTATCAAGATCAAAGTAGTTATCACCATCAACCAATTTTACAGGCTGTACATGCATTGTGTCATACTGTGATGTTGTCAATCCACTATTCCAAAATGAAGAACGAGGACCAAGGTCAACACTCAAAGCAGATTCAAGTTTAGCTTTAAGGTTTGTTACACGTTCTATTTCTAGTTCCCTTTCTGTAGGATCTGCAATTCTACGAATGTAAGAAGCGTTAGCATCAAGACCTGTTCTATATTGACCATCAAGTTCCTTGTAAGGATACTTAAATACGCCTGTTCCAGGAATTCTTGTTAGTCCTTTTTGTGAAAGACCACCTTGCATTGTTTGAAGTTGTGCGTTATTATACTCTTTCTTTAATGTAGAGATTTTTCCAATCTTACCCATATGTAGTTGTTTTAACTTGGTTTTAAGTTGCAGAGTGATTTCCATCGAAGGAGTAGCGACTGGGAATTCCCCAATCCATCACTCTGTGGTTTTGAGTAGAGCCCTCCAAAGGTGGGAGGATAATAGGAGGGCTCTTCTCGATAGGCTTGTCTAGGAATAGTATTCCTAGAGGGAGGTATTAGAACTGAGGTATTTCCTCGATCAGAACTGTACGAGACAAATCCTCGATGAAAACATCGCAACGATCTTTCATCCAGATCTCATAACCAGGGAATTTGTTGGCAGAGCTCATACCTTGAGACTTAGCAAAGCCCAAGTGGTGACGAGTTCCATCGATATATCCCCAAGTCATTGAAGGAGCACCCTTCATTCTCACTTCTCTGATGTTGTTAACCATTGAACCATCGCTCATTGGAGATACATCAAATACCATGAAAACAGGAGTAGATTTTTTATTCTGACCAAATTCAAGATTAGATTGTGGAAGATCTAGTTCTTTCAAGTGAATAAGTTCAACACGACCAGTCTCACGTGTAACCATGCTATCAAAAGCAAAGTTGTAAGTGATGTGTTGTCCTTCGCCTTGCATGTAACGGTTTCCAGAATCAGCCATGAAAGTAAGACCACTGTTTAGAGCGTCTGTTTTCAAAGCTTGTTGGAATACGTCAAATCCAGCTTCATTTGTATACATTTTAACCTTACGATCTTTAACGTCAACCCTTCTGTAGAATAGGTCACCAAATACAGAACGTATTAAGTTAGCAGTGAATTCACCACGATTGTATTGAACCAAGTTACCATTGTTACGCATTCTGTAGTAAACACCAGCAGATGTACGCTTCAATTCTTGTTTAGAACCATGTGTTTTAACAGTTCCTGGCTTGCTCCAAATCATACGCTTAACTTTCAATTCAAGCATAGACTTACGCATCCAGAACTCAATAAATGGTTCCCATTTAACATCATTCCTAGTCAAAGGAAGTTGGTTACGTCTTTGTGGAGCATAAACCAAAATGTCCAAAGGTTTGCCAGAAGCATCAACCATCATTTTGTCATCAGCCCACTCAGTGATCTTGTGCTCATAACCATATGCAGAACCCAAAGATTCAAACATTGTGATTTGCTCACCAAGACGAGGAAGACCTAAAAGATCTTGATCAAACTCACCAATTGCAGCATCAACAAGTTCAAGTTCAACACCTACAGCTAGGAATTGAGAACTTACGTAGTCTACAGTTGGGTTGTCACTAACTAGTGTGAAAGAATAAAGATATCCTGCGTTCCAAGGAACTGGATCTTTGATTACATAAAACCTAGGACCATACTGACGAGAACCTACAGAAACGATAGCGTTCTTAGAAAACTCATT